TGAACAACGTTTACTCGTGGTTTTGGAATCGATCCGTGATGAACTGCGCGGCATCCGCGAGGAACTTGCAAATTATCACGGTGATAAAACGGAGGAAAAAGAGAATGCGACCGATTAAGACAGACTACAGCAACATTGTATTTTCCGCGCCGGGCTGCTTCGACTTGCCGGCGACAGTCGCGCAGAGAGCGGACGGGGCAAAAGAAATTGAAACGGTGTGGGAACTCAACGACAGCGAACTCGAACAGATAGCGAAAGACAAGCGCATCTACCTGTATATCATGGGAGGCGCGATGCCCCCGGTGTTCCTGTCTGTCCGTCCCGAGCTGGTCAGTACACCCCCGAAAAACGAGGATCCTAAAAACACAGACTGATTATCACGGTGATAATTTCCGTTGTTTTCTCGCGGTTTATATCGCTTTTATCACGGTGATAATTTGCAAAGTTTGCTAAACAGTTGCCTGGACATTGCTTGTCCGCATCTGTCGCGCCTGGTATCCCCGGGCGCTTTTTATATGCCGTTGAAGCCGATGGTCGGCCGGGGTTTTCGGTCATACGCATGTTAAGTCCTCCTTCCCCGAGTATCGCAGTTCGAATCTGCGAGGCGGCAATCGTCTTTTTTAGTATTTTAGACGTAAAAGAGAAAGACGGAAGAACCGGACTGAACCGGGTAAAAAATGTTCACGAAAGAAAGGAAACACGAACAATGAGAAAAGAAGATTTTGTCGCAATCGGAATTGCTGACGACCTGGCCGAAAAGGCAGCAGCGGCATCCGCAAACGAGTTAAAGGGCTATGTCCCTAAGACCCGTTTCGATGAGGTCAACGAGGAAAAGAAAAACCTCCAGACCGCAAAGACACAGGCAGAGGCCGACCTGGAAGAGCTCCGGAAGAGTGCCGGGGACAATGCAGCACTCGCGCAGCAGATCACGGACTTGCAGAACGCAGCCAAACAGAAGGACGCGGAATACGCGCAGCAGCTGAAAGCCCTTCGCCTGGGTAACGCTATTCGCCTGGGCATCACAGACGCGCAGGATGCGGACATCGTGGCCGGTCTTGTGGACCAGTCCAAACTCATTCTGTCCGACGACGGAAAGGTCACGGGCCTGGAAGAGCAGCTGAAAACCCTTCGCGAGTCCAAGCCGTTCCTGTTCAAAGCGCAGGACAACAACGACAAGGGCAAGCAGGGCGCGGGATTCAGTGTCGGCGCTACCAAAGGCGGGAACGCTGGCGGCGGTGTTGGCGGTGACGGCGATAAGCAGCTCAGCATGAAAGAGGCCATTGCGGCAAAACTCAATGCACAGCAGGGCAATTGACGGCAGACCAAACTTCCCCGTTTCGCACGGGGCCGAATAGAAACATTACACTTGCAGAAGCTAAAAAGAACGTGCATTTCCCCGTTATGCACGGGAACAAAAAGAAATCTCAGAGAGGAGAATTATTATGGCTATCACATTGGCAGAAGCCAAAAAGAACGTGCAGGACGACCTGCAGATGGGCGTGATCGATGAATTCCAGAAGTCCAACTGGATTCTCGAGCACATCACCTTCGATGACTGCGTCTCCCCTACTGGCGGCGGCGCAACCCCCACTTACGCATACACCCGCCTGCTGACCCAGCCCACAGCTGCGTTCAGAGCGATCAACTCTGAGTACACCCCTCAGGAAGTCACGAAGCAGCGCTTCACCGCGGATATCAAGGTCTTCGGTGGTGCATACGAGATCGACCGTGTTCTCGCAAATTTCGGCGGAATCGTCTCTGAGGTTGAGCTGCAGCAGGCCCAGAAGATCAAGGCTGCACAGGCCCTGTTCAATGACACCTTCATCAACGGCGACACCGCGACCGATGCGAACGCTTTCGACGGCCTGGAGAAGGCCCTGGCCGGTTCAAGCACCGAGTTCAACGCGACCGCAGGCGGCGGCGCTGTGATCGATCTGTCCACTTCCGCGGCGATCGATGCCAACTACAAGGCATTCCTGGACGCTCTTGATGAGTTCCTGGGCCTCCTGGACGGCACGCCTTCTTGCATCATGGGCAATACAAAGCTCATTGCAAAGCTCCGTGCATGCGCCCGCAGGGCCTCCATGTACCAGACCACCCTCAACGAGTGGGGCGCACAGGTTGAGAGCTACGGCAACATTCCCTTTGTGGACATGCGCAGCAAGGCCGGTTCCAACGACGATGTCATCGCGACCGACGACAGCACCGGCGTTACGTCCCTGTACGTTGCACGCCTGGGTCTTGACGGCCTCCACGCGGTCTCTTTCGCGGGCGTTGCTCCCGTTCAGTCCTGGCTGCCTGATTTCACCACGGCCGGCGCGGTCAAGAAGGGTGAAGTTGAGATGAACGCTGCGATCGTCCTGAAAGCTACGAAGGCCGCGGGCGTCTTCCGTAACATCAAGGTAAAATGATGGTCCGCATTATCGCGCCCAACAAGGGGTATTCCGGTATCAGTGCCGGCGTACCCTTTACGGGCGGCGTTGCGGACACTGATAATCCGTATCTGATTGAGTGGTTTCGTAATCATGGCTATGCGGTCATTGAAGAAAAAACAGACGATCAGACGGAAAACAAACCGGCCGAAACAAAGCCGAAAAGAAGCAGAAAGAAGGTGGGATGATGGCATACGACGCATATGCAACAGAAGACGACTTCTACGAAATCCTTCCTGATTCTGCTGTGGATGTGACAGAGACAGACCTCTTGCAGGCGTCCAGGCATGTTGACAGCCTGACATACAACCGGATCGTTGCGACGGGCTTTGACAATCTTACGGAGTTCCAGCAGGACATCATAAAAGAGGTGGTGTGCAGGCAAGCGTTATTTGAAGTGGAGAACGCAGATGCGATTAGCTCCGTGCTTTCTTCTTACTCCATTAACGGTGTTTCGATGCAGTTCGGGGACGCCTGGAACGTGTTCACAGACCACGGCGTTGCAATGCGCCGGGATGTGTATTCTCTGTTACAACAGACCGGCCTGTGCGTGCGCGTGCTGCTTTGAAGGGCGGTGATTAAATGAAATATCCGAACCTTGTACCGGACAGCGTATGTCGGACGCCAATTCATATTGTGCTTGAGGCCGACGAGTTGGATCGTTACGGCGACCCGCTGCAAAAGTTTGAAGCAGATATGTATTGCAACTGGCAAGACAGCGCAAAGACCATCCTGACCGGCGACCAGAAATATATCAGGCTCACCGGCAAGGCGTTCTTTAACGGTGATATTTGCCCGTCCCTTCCCGTCATATCTTCCGGCCATGCTCTGATATTTGGAGAGCGCCGGACCATCTGTGACGCGATAAAAGCGCGGAACCCTGACGGCACGGTGAATTACACAGAGCTGAGGTTCCAATAACATGAAAATCACAGCAAAAGCAACCGTGGATGTTGAGAAGCTGGCGCGGATCGATGCAGCCGCCAAACGCGCGTTAGAGCTGACCGCGGAGATTATTCACGGCCAGGTCGTACAGGCCCAGGTGATGCCATTCCGGACGGGACACCTGCAAAATGAAAGTACGTTTGTAGATGCATCCGGGGCGGCCGATGGGCATGTGGATATTGTGAGCGCTACACCCTACGCGCGCAGACTGTACTTTCATCCGGAATACAATTTTGACACAACCAACAACCCGAGCGCTGGCGCCCATTGGTTCGCACCCTGGGCAGCGGGCGGCGAGTATTCGGACATGGCAACACAAACATTCGTGGCATTGCTGAAACGGGAGGCCGGTCTATGAAAATGGAAAATTTATTGGATTGGCTGGACTCTCTTGCGCTGGCCGACCATGTATATGCGAACCGTCTGGAAAACAAAAAGGAAAAGTCAATCGGCCTTTACGACCGTACACAGTCTTTCGGGCGGCCTGTCATGGCCCTGGGCGGCGCGGAAAACAGCTCATACGATGTCTGGGCAATGTCCATTCTCATACACTGGACGCGCGGCTATCGCGAGAGCGAGACAGCGGCGCAGGCCGTATGGGACGCACTGAACGGCGCGAAGCACATCGACATTCCCGGCGGCCAGCACATACAGTTCATTCAAATGAACGTACCGCGCCCCGTATATGTCAGTACGGACGCGAACGGCATACACGAATATGTTATCAATTTCAATCTCTATTATAGGAGGTAGAGCACATGGCAACTACAAGCGGAGTATATCCCTGCTACGAGAACCAGTTCAAGATTGTCCCTGGGACCGGCGAGGGCGTTACAATCGCAGATTGCGAGTCCTTCTCCGTCTCTTTCGACAACGGCATCGAAGAGTGGCACCCCTTCGAACAGGAAGGCTGGGTGCGCAGGCTCCTGACCGCTAAGGGCGTGACCATCTCCGTTACCGCCAAGAGGAACGTGGGAGACGCCGGCAATGACTACGTGGCCGGCCTGGCCTGGAAGAACGGGAGAGACGTGGAGACCCCCTTCACCTGGAATTTCCCGGACGGCACGAAGGTCACCTTCAATGACGCCGTTATCAATGTCACGAACATCGGCAGCGCTGACAGCACCAACGTCGCGCCCCTGGAGTTCGAGGTTCAGTCCAACGGCAAGCCCACAGTGACTCCCGCGGCGTGATCGTGATCGACACGGAAACACAGCAGAACGGAACACATTACAACATCGCTTTTCACCGGCCTGGCGTCTATATGGCGTCGGCCGGGTTTTTTATAACAAATAGGAGGAAGCCCTATGGCTATGGTTTACGACGCAACCGCCAAACTCAAATTCAATGAAGATCCCGTGCTGAAAATCAAGGACGTTGAGCTGACCGTCAGGTCCGATGCGGATGTTCTTCTTTCTCTTATGGACGTGATGCAGAAGAAGGGCGAGATGGAAGGCGCGCGCGAGGCAATCAGCCTTCTGTTCAGCGAGAAGGATTACAAGAAGCTGCAGAAGCTGCGCCTGAAAATGGATGATTACATGGAAGTGGTCCGCCTGGCCATTTCCCTTGCGCTGGGCGAGGATCCCGATGAGGAACCGGAAAAAAACTGAGTGACCCGTACTACGACATAGACGAAGATTGGGCGATTATCGTGGCCAGCTTCCGGTCGCAGTATGGAATCCGTCTCGCAACAGACCTCCCAAACATGAAATGGAGAGAGTTCGCGGCGTACATGTCCGGTCTGGACGGTAAAACGCCCCTGGGCCGTATAGTCTCCATCCGGTCCGAAAATGACCCCGAGCTATTAAAACAATTCACCCCGGAGCAGCGACGCATCCGTGCAGAATGGCGTCTGAAAAAGACAAAACAGATGCCCAAACAGGACCTGGCGGCCGTCTATGACATGTTCAAGAACGCTTTTATCAGCATGGCCGGCGGCTTGCATACAGTGGAAACAGTACGGGAGGGCACGCATGATGCGGAAACAGAATTGCCCTGAGTGCGGGCAAACTCTCCAATATATAGAGTACGGAAAAGGACAAATCAAATGCCCGCGTTGTGGGCGCGTAATTGAATATGAAATAGGAAGAAACAAAGGTAACGAGCAGAGAGAGCACCGCGGACGCGAGTAGCTGAGTCAACCGGCCTTTTGATAGATACAGAAAGGCGGTGATGATATGGCCGAAAACGAAGTCGGACGCGTGGCGTTTGGCGTGGAGCTGACCACAGACCCCCTTGCCAGTCAGGCTGCCGACCTGCAGCGGAAGGTCGAAGACATCGCGGAAAAAGCCGGAGAAAAAGCCGGGAAAGCATTCGCGGACGAAGCGGCGAAGGCATTCGAAAAGAACGCGGACAAGATTGCGGATGCAGGTGAACGCGCAGGCGAGGACGCCGGAAGGGGCGCAGAAAAGGGTCTGAAGCGCGGGTCGAAAGGAATTTCCGCGGAGTCTGGCGACGCTGGCGACAAGGCCGGGAAGTCCTTCTTATCGCGGTTTAGCAAGCAGGCGGGCGGCGACGGCGGCATCATGGGGGCCTTTAAAGGGATCGCCGGAAAGATCGCCAAAGCCGCGGCGGCTGCATTCGCGGCGAAAAAGATCTTCGATTTTGGCAAATATGCCGTGACCATGGGTTCCGACCTGAACGAGGTTCAAAACGTTGTTGACAGTACGTTCGGCCAGGGATCCGACGCGCAGAAATCCGTCAATGACTTTGCAAAGAATGCAGCATCGCAGTTCGGCCTGTCGGAAACCATGGCAAAACGCTATGCCGGCACGTTCGGCGCTATGGGCCGTTCGTTTGGCTTTTCAGCTGACCAGGCGGCCGAAATGTCCACGAAGCTGGCGGGCCTGTCCGGTGATGTAGCCTCTTTCTACAATATTTCGCAGGATGAAGCATATACCAAATTAAAGAGCGTATTCACCGGCGAAACAGAGAGTTTGAAGGACCTGGGCGTTGTCATGACGCAGGCCAACCTGGATCAGTTCGCGCTTTCACATGGTCTGGGTACGACAACCGCACGCATGAGCGAGCAGCAGAAGGTCGCGCTCCGTTATCAGTTCGTACTGGAAAAGCTGAATACAGCATCCAACGACTTTGCGAGAACATCGGGAAGCTGGGCCAACCAGGTGCGGCTGCTCAAATTACAGTTCGAAAGCCTGGCGGCAACCATTGGCCAGGTACTCATTGCAGCACTGACACCCGCTATCCGTGCACTGAACGCTTTCATGGGTGTGCTCGTAAAAGCTGCGAACACATTCAAGTCGTTTGTATTCTCTCTGTTTGGCCTGGAAGCATCGGCCATGGGAACAGGTGCAGCCGGGGCACTCCCCGGGGCCCTGGGAGACATCGGGGACAGCGCGGGCGGCGCAGCGGACGGTCTGGGGAATGTCGGAGACGCGGCAAAGGGCGCCGGGAAAGACGCATCGAAAGCTGCGAACGAGATCAAACGCAGCCTGGCATCCTTCGATAAGATCACAAAGCTGACCGATCAGAGCGACAGTGGCGGAGGTTCCGGCGGTTCAGGCGGCGGTGGTAACGGTGGTGGAAGTGGTTCCGGCGGGTCCGGTGGGGGAGCCGGGAGCCTGGGCGACACATCCAGCGCGCTGACAAATACCGCGTGGAGCGTGGGTGAGTCCGGCGGCCCTCTGGATGCGATCATCAATAAACTCAAAGCCCTCAAAGATATGTTCATGGGTGGCTTTTGGGAAGGGCTGGGCGACCTGTCCGTTTTTGACAGCATTCAGAAAAACATTGAGGGCATCGGCCAGCACTTGAAAAATATCTTTACGGACCCCGAGGTTGTCAAGGCCGCGTCCGACTATGCGGACAAGGTAGCGTATAACTTAGGCCGCATGGCTGGCGCTACTGTATCGGTCGGGGCGACCATCGTTGACAACATCACCGGCGGCATAGAGAAATATCTCGAACAGCACGAAGACGACATAAAGAAAGCGCTTATCCGGTGCTTCAATATTTCCGGCGACATCTACGACATCACGGGAGATTTTGCCACAGCTTTTGCGGATGTCTTTTCCGTTTTTCGGTCTGACGAAGCGAAACAGACAACCGCCAATATCATTTCCATGTTTGCGACCGCGTTCGACACGGTCCTTGAAACAGCCTTGAAGTTTGGCCGTGACACGCTGGAAGCCATCACAAAGCCGTTCACGGATAACAAGATTGAAATAAAGCTGAGCCTGGACAGCGCGATCACGCAGCTGCAGAACTATACAAAAGGCTTGGACGCCGTCTTTACGCAGATGGGCAAGACCATTGGCGAGGTCTACGACGGGTCAATCGGTCCACTTATTCGCAGCATTGGCGAGGGCGTTTCCGGGCTTGTTAATACATTCTTGACATCCTGGAACGGCACAGTTGCACCCGTCCTGGAACAGATTTCCAAAAAATTTGC